ACTTAGTAGGGAGAACTTTTTTAAGCCTACCAGATAATGTTTCATCAGCTGGAGCAAATCGTCGTAGAGAATACACTTTCCGAATCCGAGCATCAGCTAGAGTTGGAAATGTTATAACCTTATCATCTGCTGCACTAGATGTTATCACAGCAGGTGTACTTTCTATTTGTCTAAGCTCATCAAAATCTTTTAATCTTGCCAACCGCAGTTGCATAAGATCAACTATATTATCCATACGAGTATCTAGGTCAGTCCTACCACCTAAACCTTTCGTAATTTCCGTCTTAAGTTGTGCCAAAGTTAAAAGACTCATATCTACTCCAAAGAGAAGAGGGGCCGAAGCCCCCCATCCCTAACTTCCCTACCAAGGGCAATCCAGCAAAACAATCTTTGCCGAGGCATCAAGTGCAATAGCACAAATCATAGTATTCGCGGTTGTTACGGAAGCAATATCCACAGCAGCCAGCGTTTTATCACCTGCACCAGTTGGTGTCAGACGATCACCATCTATACCGCTCGTTAAAGTAACGGCTAGGATAGTGATACCTTTAATCTGAATCCAACCATAAGAGCCATTAGCGATTATAGCTACGGCTACACCAGCACCAATCTCCGCACCGGCAGCACCGGAAGAAGATAGATCGGACGTAACCTCAGCAGCGCTATCAAGAACAACTCCATCATCACCGTGATAATAAGTCATACCTTGGGCTACACATGCAATAGCATCTCCACCTGAGTTATACTTTACCCATTTGAAAATCCTCGCACCCTCGAACCGAATGACACCAATACCCTCAAGATCAAGAGTGCTAGTATCAGATAGCTTGGTTTGAAAGACTTTTTTAATACCTTCGTTCGACATTATAAGCCCTCCTAAGGTGTGTTGATTGTGTGAAGAACACCCTGCACCCTACGTCGAGACGTAGTAGTTGTGCAAGCTGTGGCGATCTGCGCAGCACGATCATTAACCTGCTCAGGAATTGCTTTCCACTCAGTCATGTCGAAGAACATGGCCGGGTCGTAGACAAAACTTAAGAAGTTAGTGTTCAAGAAGTAAATCCTAAGACCGCAAGCCGGAGACCAAACCATCGGAATCCCCTTAAAGGTCTGATGATCGAATCCCATTTCAGCAAGCTTGGTATTTTGGATTTCCAACTTAGCTAACGCAGCGTCCTCATAGTACTCATACGGAACTTGCCCGGAAAGCAGAATATCAGGTCTATCTTTCAACCTATTATTCGTGCATTCATTAAGCAAAGTCCGCATTTCATCAATTCCAGACGTGGCAAAAGAAGTACCAGCTATATCATGCAGCTGATTCTGCCACCAAGAATTAGTACTCTGATTGATGCTTCCGACAACAGTAGATGAAGTCGGATCATCCTGGACTAAATGTTGAAGACCGTCGAAGGCTCCGCCTGCAGCACCAACACCAGCGAATAAAGTTGTTTCCAACGTATCCACTAATGAATTCTCTGCATTTGAGAGCTTAGCATTGACTAAGGATAAAATCTTAGTCTTGCCCCTATTCACCTGGTCGTCAACGCCAAATCTAACAAGTGGAGCGACAAGGTACCGCCAGTCGTACAGTGCTTCCGTGAGAAATTCACGATCGTTCAGACTAACAGTTCCACCCTTGCCGAGAAACTTCACTCCATCATTTTTAGCGTATTCTAGAGGTTCTAGGATATGACGGCCTCCACTCTGAGTGCGAAGTTTACCTTTATCCTTCATCCAGAACCAGAAAGGTGTAGCCGTGAAAATGTTATCCACAGCCGTTCCTTTCATATGCTGCCAGGTCAGTCTTGTTACCGCTATGAGATTTCTTCATAGCTTCTTAATCTTTCGACTAAGCTCGGACTATCTCTTCTCTTTCGAGTGGGACGCTACTGTTCATTATTTCAGAACTAGTCTCTACACCTTCCCTCAGCCTTTTAATAACTTTACCTCTATCTTCTAAAGATAATTTATTAATCAACTCTTGAGGGCTTGGCTCGGGGTTATCATGTGAAACCTTATTATAGGCTTCATTTAGACTTTCCTCGAGTTCATCCCAGTTTGTAGTATGACCACCAGATCTAGATTTATAAGACTTATAAGTCCTAAAAATCGCAAGTCTTTGGTTTAAAGTTTCCTTACTTGGTTTATTTCCCTTTCGGCCAAAGCTATTAGATCTATCGTGCAGACTTCTCATTCTAAAAACTAAATCTGCTTCTGGCTTTTTAGTAAGATAAGGATATATACGTTTAAGAATAGAAACAACATCTTCCTGTTTCATAAGCATTAGACTATACCTATTTCCATGCTCATAAATCTTCTTATTGTTACATCCCATCATATCTCTTACTTTTACCATTTGTTCTAGAGTTCCGACAAATTGAAGATAACAATTAAAACTATAACTCTTCTGTATTCGTCGAATAATAAGCGCTCCATCGCTATCTAGCACACCGGCTAGGTATCCTTTTTCCCATTGCTCTAGACTTCCAGTAGACATACTCTTCCTACCTTATTAAGAAGTATATAGGTTATCAATCGCCTCTGTTAACGAGTAGACAGGCATCTATATTTCTCCAGTTAAAGTGAATTTAACCTTCGCCAAGCTGAGCAAGGGCGGGAAATTCCTCAAGGGTATCTTCCCAAGCCTTGTCTGCTGCCTCTTCCTTCGTCAATTTCTCATCACCTTCGGCCGTCACGCCGCTTGTAGGCATGAACCCTATAAGACCGGGATCACCCTCATCATCTTCGCCATCTTTACCTTTTTTCTTTTCCTTGAACTTCTCCGTCATTTCTGAAACTTTGTCAGGATTCGAATCCCTAGCCAAAGTATAAAGCTGCTTGATAGAAAGACCAGGAGTTGTTTTATTTAACTCAGCAATTTCACCGCTCCACTCAAACAAATCGGGATTAGTTAGAACTAACGCTTTAAACTCCTTTTCAATCTTATCATCTGCAATACCTTGATCAGTTTGACCGATCTTAGTATCGAGAGTCTTTAACTTAGCATCCAGCAATTTTCCAACTTCCCCTAATACAAGAGGTATAATCTGAGAATTTGTCAGATCATCTAATGCATCAGGATCAGGCTCGCCATCTGGCTCTTTCTTCTTTCCACCACCTAAGTCACCTGATTTTATAGATTCTACTAAGGCAGTAAGATTTTCATTTGTCTTAACGCTTGCAGCACTTTGTTGTGTTACCAAAGCACCAAGTCCCTTAATAGCTTTTCCTAACTCTACAATAACAGGGTTTTTAGAAAGATCAAGATCGTCACCATCTTTTCCGTTTTCGCCTTTTTTCTTTTCAGGCATCGTCATATGCTCCTTATGTCAATTCACTCCCTCCTTCAGGAATGTTCGTTTGTGCTGCATCAGCAACAACTTCTGGTTCCGTTGCAACTTCTGCTTTCGGTGTAGTCGCTTCCTCTACAACCTTATTCTCTTCTCTTACTTTTTCAATACCTTCGATTAGATCAGCCTTAGATCGGCCAGTAACTCCAAGAGGAGTTGCCATTTTCCTCAGTGCCTCCATACTCAAATCTTCTAAAGCAGTATCCGAATCTGAAGGTACATCGGGAGCAGCAGCTTTCGCTAAGCGTATATCCTCGGCTTTATGCCACGCTGCTTCATCAACAACGGCTTGTTTAGCATCAGCTTCTATTTTCTCACGTGCCATCCTATGCCTTTTAGCGTTGTGAGCGCCTCTCTTTCCTCTATACTCTCTCATTAATAGATGAGAAGCTCTCTCCAATCTCCTCGGACTTACTCCAACTAGAGAATCCAAGTCAACAGTAACACTTTTATCAGCAAAGAATCGTATGACAGCCGTAGCTGTGGGCTTTTGTTTACTCATATGTCACCTATACGATTTTGTTCAAAATTTGAACGTAACTACATATCATTTTCAATCCACTTCGATGTAAGTCCACGTTCACCTAGCCAATCCCTAGCATGTATCTTATCCTGAAACTTCATATCCACGTGATGTGGCGTAGGAAGCTGTACTTCATTCCCCGTCGCTGGAAATGGACTCCTCTCAATAATCATAGAGGAGGGTTTAAAAACTTGTCTTAGTGTTCCTTTACAGTAACCACTTCTTGGTGGCCAGAGTTTATCCCATTTAGTACATAGAATCCCCGGCTTTATAATATCATCGTGCATGTTAATGGAACAGCCAATTTCTAGCTCTCTCTTACATACATCACACCGCATTTCATAAAGCATTAAGCTGCCCTCGAAGACTCTGTAAGTAACTGTGGGGCTTTTTGTTGTA